TTATCAAAATCCTTAGGTCTACCTTTTTCATTTACAGTATTAAGATACTGATAAAATTCTTCTTGATGCTTAGGGGTTGTAAGTCCCTTTAACCACTTGTAAATTTCATAGTAATTATCCAAGTCTTCATTCACTAAGAAACTCAGGTTTAGATCACCAAAGGTCATCTTATCACCAGGTATTTCATAGTCTTTAACAGGTGTTTGAATTTCTTTACTGCCAATTTCTACAGGAGGTATTGATGCAGATTGACAAAAGTAATCTACGTTAGGGGTTCTACCAATGACAAACTTAAAACCAACTGGAGATAAAAAGTTTTTATTGTTAGGACTGAATAATGTACTATCCATTAGTTAAACACAGGTCTCCATAGGTATTTATTATAGCATAAAAAAGAGGGTCTTGCGACCCCCCTTATAAAAGTTTTAGTGCATTGGTTTAATCGAATACGTTTTTGCATATGCGTCTACACGCATTGGGTAAGTCTGCACATTCTATCAGACAGTCAAAGTAATCGTCGATCTTCGTTATGTTGCTTTCGCTTGTAGATGGGTCATCGGTCATACTCCAACCAGCTAACTGGTTATGTGAAACTCTGTTGTGCATTAAAAGCCTCCGTTATTTTACACCATCATATAGAGGGGTTGGTTGCATTTCCTTTCCTCCAATCCTACTATTATGTAGGCGAATCAACACTGTATTTACTGCTACATTGTAATAAAAAGAAATGCCTACGAGTTTATACCTAGACAAAAAAAGAGACCCCTTAGGGTCTCTCTGAGGTGTATGTAATACGATATTACATTAGGTTAGCAACCTTAACTCTTCTGTAGTAAGCGTTAGCATTTAAGTTACCAGCAGCTTGTGGATCTGAATCAGATAAAGCAGCAAGTCCCTTAGCAAATGGGTTAAGAACCATTCCATAACGAGTCTTAAACCCGATACGTGGTTGGAATGTATCCTGACCAATCGCTCTGTACATTTGGAGAGGAACGTAAGGACAGTAGAATAGTCCTGCATCGTATGCATTAGAACCTTTGTATCCAACAACGTAGTACTGATCAGAACTTACGTTAGCTGAATATGGGTCAATGTATACTTTGAAACGTCCGTTAAGTGTACCTACGAATGTGTTTCCTGTGTCATCGACTTCTCCGATACCACCAACAGCACCATTGATACCTGAGTCGTAGTCAAGTACGCCACTCATAGCAAGAGCAGAAGCTACATCAGCACTAGTGATGATGATGTTACCCTTTCCTCTACGAGTTTCCTGTGCGATTGCGTTGGCATCTCTTTCGATCTGGAATAATAGTCCCTTGAATTTCTCAACTGACCATCTACCATTACTGTCTACGTCTAAGTCAAACACACCTTGGTTTGCAACGTTTGCTTGAGCACCAGGTTTTGCACCTCTGTATACAGTACGAACAACCTCACGGTTGATTTCAGCAAGTATCTCTGTTGAGAGAATGTTTGCCAACTCAGACTCGGCATCTAATCCGTGGATTGCTTTCAAGTCTTGAGCAAGTTCAACTGAGTAGTCAGCTCTTAAAGCACGACCTTTCGCTTCAACAGCGATCTTGTCTATGCTGAATGCCATCTCCATGAAGGCATTTGAAGAAGAATCACCTAATGATTCCTGTTCTGATGTTGTGAACTTAGAAGATGCTAGGTCATAGTTACCTGCAGTTGTTCCACCACCAGTTGCATCGTTGATAAGACCAGGATTCTTCTCAGTAGTAGCAGTTGGAGGTGTGCCACCTTTTGTACCTGAGAACTGTGCATCTGGCTCATCGAAGAATGCTTCGTCACCTGTCTGGTTAGTGTAACGTGATCTCATTGCAAAGATCAATCCAGTAGGTCCTGTCATAGGTTGAACACCTGCGATGTCATAAGCAATAAGCTTAGGCATTGCACGACGAATCAAACTAATAAGGATTGGATCAAAACCTGCAACAGCACCACTACCAGTAGTAGGTGTGTTGATAGGACCAACGTTTGTTGGTGCCTCTGTAAGAACTGCACGCTCTTCAGCTAGTGCACGCTCTTGGTTTTCCAAAAGGATTGCGGTTACCGACTTTCTATAAGGATCTTTAATGTCATTAAGACCTTCATGGTTAAGTACTGGTGCCCACTTCTCTTGGAGATTTTCTGCATTATACATGCGGATTTACACTCCTGTGTGTTTGTTTGGGTTTACAGTAAGTTACAGTCTCTTAGCGAGTTGCTGAACATAAGAAGTCATGCTCTCGCTTACGACTTCACTTGGTGTAGCTGGTTGCTCATCGGATATCTCTTCCTTAACTTCTGGTTTCTTAGCACCGAAGTAGGACTCCTTGATTTGCTCCAACTTCTCACGATACGACTCTTCGTTCTTGAATTCCACTGCGTCAGCTAGTGAGGTGAATTTATCCTTTTGAACTTCTGCAAGTCCTCTGGATGTTTCAATCAAAATCTCATTTTTACGATAACCACCTACGGCTTCATGTAATGCAATGTTCTTCTCGACCTGTTCATTAAGTCGGGTCTCCATGTCATCTAATTTCTCGCTCATATCTGCTACAACGTCTAGAGCTTCGTCTGGAACGTTGATGTTGCTTTCAATGAACAATTTCTTTAATCCACCCATAAATGCTTCGGTGACTTCAGAACGAAGACCTTGCTCAATAGCAAGTTCATTCTCAGTCATCCACTCTTCACAAGCATATGAGAGGAAATTCTCTACGCGACCCGCGAATTCTTCCTTGATCTTTTCAAGTTCTTCGCTGATCCTGCCTTCTGCAGTTTCCTTAAGTTTGGCAACTTCCTTAGTTACCTTAGCAGATACTGCAGCTTCAAACACAGTAGTTGCTTTCTTTTGGAATTCTTCGTCTAGGTCAGCACCACTTAGAATTGCTGTGATGTCTTCCTTGACTTCATCTTCGGAGATTGTCTCTCCTTCTTTTTCTACATCATCAAAAATTTGACCACTTAGTGCACCAGGCATACTGGATGAAGCACCACTTGGTTTTGTCTTGATTGAGGAATCTCCTGTTGTTGCTACGGGAGCAGCAGCTTTTTTACCTACGTTCTCAGGACCTTCTGGTTTTTCTTTAGTAGAACCACCAACTTCAACAGCACTGTTTGACAGTGGTGAAGGTTGTGGGGGAACTGCACCTTTCTTAATAGCGGTATCGCCAGTTGCAGCATCTTCTTTTACTTCTTCAGGAGCCGCGTTTTCTGCGATCACCTTTTTGAATTTTTCATCAATACTTGACATTTACGTACTCCTTACGGATAAAATTAGATTGCGTTAAGATTTAATAATATTATTTATAAATCATAAACTTCTTAGCAGAGCATTGAACGCGGCAATCTTTCGTTCTGCTAGTTCTTGAGCTGAGGGAGCATTGTCAAGAACGTCCTTGACTGCATCCAACTGTGCCTCTTTAATCGCACCATCAACTAAACACCACTCCTTACCTTCGTATATACCTTCAACAAAAGCATCAGGTGCGGAAGGATCAGCAACAATGTCTGCTGCTGTGGAGAGAATAAAGTCGTCAGCGACGATTTGTGTGGTTCCTTCTCTCTTGATAGAACCTAATCCACGTGATGACACACCTAGTTGCACACCCTCTTCAAGTAAGTTCTTAGCGATCTTACCCATAGGGGTCTCTAATAATTTTGCTTTACCCATAAAGTTTGTTCCTTCTGGGGTCAACGAAACTATCTTATGTGACACACGATCTAGATTTATTGTAGGACCGTCGGGATGACCTAATTCGCCTAACGCTCTTCCGCGTTTAACGAACTCTTCATTGTACTTTTGTACCTCACGATTCATGGCATCGAACTTATACATTCTACCATTACGATTGGTGATCTCAGTCTGCAAAAAGACACCCTTAATATAGGTGGATTTCTGACCGTCCTTTTCTTCGGTTAGAATCTCAACTGGTTCAATTTGTTCCGTGATCAGTTTCATCGGTTTCCTCTTCTGTTTCTACATCGTTACGGTTGATAACGTCTGCTGTTTCCTCTGGAGATGCTTCGCCTTCTGGAGGAAGACCTGTATCTCTAGAATTCACATTACCCTCATCGGGCACATGTGGAAACATACGATTTGCAACATCTAGTTTGCTCGCATCAACAGCTGCTGCAGCTTTAACTTGCAGCATATCTTTGAGTTTGTCTAAGGCATCTGCCTGTCCACCGTCCCAAAGTAAGTCAACGATTTCTCGTTCTTGTGTAGCCATAATTAATTGTTACCTAACTTTTATTTATTACCGTTCCCATTTTGAGACGCGGAAGATTTACGAGGATCCTGTCTACCATTCATTTTTGGTGGAGCTTCCCCGTTCCTTGCTGCGACTTTTTGCTGCTGTATTTGAACATCTTTCATCTCTTGATCTTTTGGTATATTTTCTATATCCGCATCTATAGTATCTTGATCTAATTGAACTTGACTTGCAGGATCTATTGCTCTTCCATTTTCAATATCATCTGCCATCTGAACATCCATCTCTTCAATTTGAACCTCTGTCTGACCTAAGATCTCAGAACGAATATACTGAGTAGAGAAATACTTTCCAACATAAGGATCCATAGCAGCGATGACATTGAGTTTCTCAGTCATCATTTCAAGATTCTTAAGCTCTGTAAAGTGATTGTCATAAAGATAGTCATATTGTATATGCTCCTTCATGTCATCCCAGTCCTCTGGAACAATAACACTTTTAAGTATTAATTGTGTCTTGAGAGTATCATGGAATATATCACTGAACTTCTTGCGGAGTTTTCCTACAAATTTAGTGAACTTAAGTTCGTCTCTAGTAATCTCTGCGGATCTACCAAGGTCAAATGAAGTGCCACTTTCCAATCTTCCTGCAGGAACATTTAACGCTTTGTAAAGTTTTGTTTGGAAATATTGCACGTCCGTAAGCTCGCCAAGATTTTGTCCACCTGGCAATGTAGTAATCTCAGTTCCTCTACCGCCTTCACGCCTTGGTAACCAAAAGTCTTCGAGCATTGACATGTATTTTCTATCATCTCTTACCTCTCCTGTTTGTGCATCGTAAACTAATTTGTTTCTATAGCGACCCATTACCTCACGGAGGTATGTTTCCGCTTTTTGTTTTGGTAGATTACCTACATCAATGTAGAATATTCTACGTTCTGGTGCTCTTGATATTCTGTAGATAACAAGAGAGTCCTCAATCATACGCAGTTGATTAAGAACTTTAATACCTTTATGCAAGTATGATAATACGATATTTCTATTCGTATCCATAATACCTGATGTGCAATATGTGATTGCGTCTTTTGCAATTCTAATTCCGCTATTTGCAGATGTATTGTTTAGACCTTTTGGATTGTATAGGAAATACTCTTCGCCTTTACCGAAGTCATACTTCATAAACTCGTCTGCAGTTTTTGGTTTTGTTATCTGCCTTACTTTCTTAATCTTATGAGGATCTACGTAACGTAATTCTTTGATACCATCAGCAGGATTATCTAAATCAATAACCTTATGATAATACAAACGCCCATCAATGTACCATCTACGGAACATCTCATGAGCTTTACTATCGAATCCGAATAAGTTTTTAATGTAATCGAACTCGTCTCTGATTATATTTTTTACTGCGTCACTAACTTCTAAGTTATCTAAGTTAATTTGCACAGGACTATCGTTCTGGTCTGCAACGATTGCCTCATGTATAATATCTTCAATGGCACTGTCCACTTCTGGATGCATCGCCATTGTACGATACTTCTTCACCATGTCATACTCAGTCTTGAAGTTACCGTCTAGGTCAAGATACTGACCGTAGTAACCTCCTGCAATATAACTCGTAGCTCCATCGTCAGAAGATGGTTGGATAGGAGACGGAGCACGACTCTTCTCTTGATTCTTCTTAAACGAGAAACCGAATAACTCTGCCATAATATTTGTGGTTTCTTATCTCTACTATTTAGGTACGTTTCTAAACGAGGGAATCGTTAGAACTATTACCTACATCAACTGCTTTTGATGTGTGGAATTGATATGCAAATTCTACGTCGAATTCTTCGTATGAATCATTGTTGTCATATGCAACTGAAACCTGTGAAACTGATACAGGGAACGCGGAGAATAATTCGTATTGACGAATTACTTTAAGGTTCTGTCCGTCTCCATCAAACTTACTTAGTTGATCAACTTTGATATTCTTAAGAATACCATCAGAGTCACTATTTATTCCTGCAGTTGCAATGTTTGCACCTACACCGTTTGTTAGTTCGATCCATTTTTCGTATGCTGCACGTAACTCAAATGCGTCATCCATATAGAATGTTCCAGTCCATGTCTCATA